GTCAACATAAAACGCCTGCCGGATCGCCTGCCGGCGCTGTTCTTCCATGTTCAAGCCCAGCGGATTGTTCGCACCAATCTGCAAAGGCTCCAACCGATCGCGCGTGCCAGCCCGGTAGAAGTTCAGCGAACCAGGCGTCGTGCGGATCGGCAGCATGAACCCATCATCCGGTGCCATCAGCGGCGGATCTACCTGCTTCTGAGCTGCACGGATCGTCGTCTCAGACATCTTGTTCAGCATCTTCACGTCCGGCAGCGCCGTCATCGCCGGCGATCGCCCATAGATCGACACGCTGTCCTTCACAAAACGAGGCACCATGAACGGGAAGTCGTCAAACCCGCCCTCAGACAACAGCGCCTTCGTACCCTTGTGGTAGTAAATCGACGCAATCGGCTTGCGCTTGGCACCCTTGCCGGCCACATCGCCGCGCGGATACACCGCATGAATGATCTCATGCTCCTTGAACGGCTCGTTCTGCGCATCCTTCACAACAGCGGTCGGCAAATTACCAGGCCCAAACTGTTGCTCCATCGCACGCGCCGTCATCTTGAACTTGCGGTAAACCGTATCAACCACCCCGTTCGCATCCTCAGAGATGCAAATCTCGGCAATGTGGCGCGTGGCAAACCGCAGATCATCGCCAACCAGATCCAGGTAAATGCCGCCGGTGCCAAACACCACCAGGTCGTAATACAGCTCATGCACCTCCTGCTGGAAGTTCGAGCGGTGAAACGCCTGGTACATCTGGTCAATGCAGATCTCCAGCCACTCATTCGCAGCATCATTCCGCTGCAGCGCGGTATTACGATACCGCATCGAAAACCACGGCGTACTCGGGCTGGTCAGCATCCCGTGCAACGAAGACGCCAACATCTCAACCGCATGGATCGCCGTGCCGTCAAAAATCAACTCAGTGCGCTTGTCGCCCTGCGTGCGCTTCTTCGTGATGTCCGCCTTGCGCGGCAACATGTAATCCGCCAGCTCCTGCCAATGCCGCTCCCAATTCGATCGCGCATTCGACAAATCCTGATAACGACGGTCCAGCTTGGAAACCAGCGGATCAACCTGCATCACATGCCTCCATACGAGCCAGAAGACCGCATCAGCGACATACGCGCACGGTCCTCCTCAGTCTTCTTCTTCACCGCACCGCCTTCCAAGCGGCCAGCCATCTTCTGGTTCAAACGCTCCAACGGATCTACATCCACCGAAGCACTCATCCCCTTGGCAACCTGGTTTGACTTCTTCCCCATCAAACCAGCAATCATCTTGCCCATCATGCGATCAACCCTCCGCCTACCAGAGAACGACGACGACGCAGCAAGCCACGCGGCTCTTCCTCGGCCAGCAAACCCTGAGCGCCCGTCAAGATCGTCGCCGCACGGCCCTGCTGCGCACTCTCCATCGCCGTGTCTTCAACAGCACCCGTCGATGTCATGTCGCTCGGATTTACCGGCAAAGGAGCCGCCGGCGGTGCAGGCGTCTCAACCACAGGCGGCTGAACAGGCTCAACAACCGGCGGCGGAGGCGGAGCTGCCGGCGGTGCAGCAGCAGGACGATCCGGACCATCCCGATCGGCGCGGCCAATCATCGATGCCTGAGCAGGCCGAGCCTCAGGCCGAGCCGACACGTTGGGCGCCTGGCCGCCAAACCTATCACGGTTCGAGGCAATCGCCCTGTCACGCTCGGCCACAGACGCCCGATCACTGAACCCCAACGCACGCCCAATGTCCCGAGCAGCCTGAGCCATCGACTCGCCAAAACTCCGTCCACCAGATCTGCCCGTATTACCCCTAGCCATCATCTCACCTCATGCCGCAAAAGGATCATAATCCATCTCCGCCCGAATCTGGGGCGCCCTCAATACCGGCCCAGCCTCACGATACCCAACCGCAAACGTCCGAAACGCATCCGCCGCGTGGCTCGTCCAATCATGCACCGGTGACGCCCGAAAACTACGCGTCCTCTCATTGTACGCACGATGATACTGACGCAATGCCTCCAAACCAGCCGTCGTCTTGTCCCGGTCAAACCAAAGCCGCGGAATCAACATCTGAGCCGCGTGCAACCCATCCTCCAACGGAAGACGAGCCACAACCCGAAAGTTCAAACCAAGATCCCAAGCCACTTCCTTACGGCTCTTTCCGCTGCCTAACTCCCGTACCTCTATATCATGCGGCGCATTATGTGTCCCGTACAAATATCTGCGCTTGTTCAACACCTCACAATAATGCGGCAAACCCTCACCCCGAGCCTCATAAAAATCTATCACATGCACCGACCTGCCCACCGTCTGCGTAAACCAAATCGCCGTGCTGTCCCCAATCCCCAAATCCCACCAAGTATCAACCCGCTTGCTCGGATCATACGGAACCTCCGTAATCCGACCCTCCATCTGAGCCGCCTCCAACTCCTTGCCGTAAATCGCACCAGGCACGTTCGCATTCCAGCTGCACTCAAACTCCTGCTGATACTGGTCATCCGTCATCGTCTGCCTGGCAGCCGTCAATTCCTCCTCGTCCAACACACCCGTCTCACTCGCACGATTAACCACACACAGCCAATCCGGATTAGACGACGCCTGTTCATACAGCTCATAGAACGCATTGTGACCCTTCGGCGTGCCAACGAAAACCGCCCAGCCCTTCCGGTCCGACAGCGCAGGGCGAATGATCTCCGGAAACACATTCTCCGGCATCTGTGCAACCTCGTCCATCACGCAACCATCCAAGTAAATACCGCGCAAGCTGTCCGGATTTTCAGCACCAAGCAACGAGATCCTGCCGCCAGTGGGCAAGTCACACCGCAATTCCGTCTCATGAAACTTCACCCCAGGGATCGCACCAGCAAACTGCTTCAAGTAATCCCACGCCACGTTCTTCGCCTGCCTATACGTGGGGGCCATGTAAGCATACCGAGGGTTCGCCTTCCTCGACAGGATCGCATCCCGCAGAATATGATTGATCGCCCACACCGTCTTGCCGAACCGACGGTGGCACACAACAACCCCCCACCGCTTGGCGTCCATCTTGTCATGCAACTCACGCTGCAAGGGGCGTGGCGCGTAGGGGATCACGATGTTTTGCAGCTTGGAAGACATGGCAGCCTCAGACGATGTGGATGTTTCGTAGACCCGTCATATCGCCATATGTAGCGGCGGGCGGTTTGGCGGGGGGTGGGGGGTGGCGGCCAGGCCGGTCTGGCATATTACATAATACGCCTTATCGGATAATGGAATGCAGCGTTATCAATGGGTTAGCGAATGGCGCATAATCACTCGGCACCACCCGCCCAGCGTTTCGTTTGTGATGTGCCTCGTTGCCTGGACGCTGTGGCTGCGAGGCGCGTAGACCGGCAGACAGCCTGACTGATATATAGGTCAATCGCTGGTCTTAGCATCGATCGCCGTGTCGCCGCCTGCCCAGCTGATCGTAATCGATTGGGCTTGAGGCGCGTCCTCACGCTTGTCTCGGATGCCATGCGGCTGAGACCGTGCCAGCGTCCAGCGCAGCGTTTCGATCTCCAGCTTGCGCCGTTGGATCTCAGCGCCAAGCCACCTGCTGTCGCATGGCGTACCATCTGCGTGGTGTGTTGGCAGTGGCTCTGTTGCCAAGGTGTTGATGCGATCTGAGTGCCACTCTGCTTGTCGCACGCGTCCTTCGCGGTAGAGGCGGAAGAAGTCTTCATCACGCATGACGGCTGATGTGATGGCGCGGTATGACGGCATGTGATCGTCTTCGACAATCTTCAGCAGGTTCTCGCCTTGGCCCATGCGATCGGCGACTTCGACCATGATGGCCTTCGTTACTCTGACCGAATGGCCTTTATTGTTTCCGCCCATTGCGACCTCCTTTGGGTTTTGCTGAGTGTACACCAGACTGCCCATCACTCCAAGAGTTTGCGGGGATCTCGCCCAGGGTCATCATCTGGATGATGATGCGTTCGTTTTCGTCGGGCATTTGGTAGCTGGTGTGATCAGGGTGCATGCACCACTTGCAGATCATGCCAGGCGTACTGATGCCCATGCGTTTTTGCATGTCGTCGTATGATAGGCCTCTGTCTAGGCGCCAGCGTTCAAGTCTGTTCATGTTTTGAGATCCACTGTGTTGAGGATTTGCCTGATGAAGTTGAGGCATGCGGTTGCTGGCAGTTTTCCGATCGCTGTGCCGTGTTGCCAGACGTAGACGCCATCGGGTCTTGTGGTGAGGATGACGGCTGTATCTGTTTTAATGATTGGCTCGTGGTCACCAAGGAATGTCATCTTCCAGCTCCATGTTTCTGACGGCTGTCACCTCTGCGCCAGGGAATGCTGCTTTGGCTGCGTCGATCATTTCTTTGGCGAGGCTTCGTCTGTACATGGTGAGTGCCAGGACCATCTCACGCTCGGTGATCAGCTCCAATTTCGGATAGGCCTCCTGCGCTCTCTGCCATGCCCTAGGATCACGCATCAGTCCGAAGGTATACCCATCAGCCTCCACGACCCACACCTGCGCTGTAGGCGGCTCTCCGTGAGCCTGCGTGGCAATCTGATCCATGGCCTGCATTCCGCGTATGCAGACCGATGCTCTGACTGCCACCTCATCGGGATCTTGGTCATCGATGGCCTGGTTGAGCTTGGCCATTGCCGATCCATACTTTGCCGCGACATCTGCCGGCACCAGCTCCACGAGCCGATCGATGCCCCACTTGTGATCCATCGCATTTGCCATGCGGTCGAAGCCAGCGAGTGCGAAGTCACATTTGATCTGCACCGCCGTGACATCCCGATGCAGGACACGATCAGCGCTGCGCTGTCTCCGAGGTTTGGTTGGTCTATGCTCATTCATCTTGGTCTCCAGTTTTTCGGGGCTTGTAGGAATTAGGAAACCCTAAAGGGTTTTCCTAATCCTCCTACAAAACAGCCCGTGTGTAGGATTTACTTAGGGATTTGTAGGAATTGTAGGAAACGCTGACCCAACCCGTTGATTTCATTGTGTTCGGTTTTCCTACACCGTTCATACACGACCCTCTTTTGCCGACACCCACAGATAGCCCTCGTTTTGGGTCATATAGCCGCTCAAAAGCAGGCCTTCGAGCGCCTGTTTGTACCCGGCTCTGGGGTTTGCGCCGGCCAATTTGCCCTGTGCAAACTTTGCAAAGTCTGCCTCATCGATGGCCCAATAGGTGTGGATCTCTGGCCATCCCACGCCGCCTGGGTTCTTCATTCCGATGCCGTCGTCTCTCATCTGCTTGAAGGCTTGCACCAGTGCGATCTGGTTTCTGCCTGTTGGCTTCTTCTTCTTGCTGTCTTCCACGTCTTGCTCGTCGGCCTTTTCGATGGTGCATGTGGTGACCTGGTCACCGTCTGCGTCCAGGCCTAGCTCATGTACTTTGAGCTGGAAGGTGATTGGCTTCTTTGGTTCCAGGTCGCGTTGCTTTGTCGCTGTTGCGGTTCGGATGTTGCCGTTCACTTCCAGTTCGATCTCTGTGTCTGTTGCGGCTCTGAGGCTGCTGTGTCCTCGGGCGCCTTGTGCTGCGTCTTTGCCGGTGTGGTGAACGATGAGGACGTGCGCACCGGTGAAGTCTCTGAGTGCGTCGAGGTTATTGATAAAGGCTGTCATGTCGCTTGGCCCGTTCTCGTCGCCGCCGGACATGGCTCGGCTGAGTGTATCGACCACGATCATGGCCAGCTTGCCGTATTGCTGTTCGATCTGCTGACACAGTGCGCCCAGCTCGGGCATGTCGGCCTCTGGGTGGAGGAGATCCACCGGGCTGGCTCTGACGGCCAGCGGCACGTTTGTGCTGCCGTGCTTTTGTGTGAGTGCAAAGACCCTGTTCTTGAAAGCGTGGCCGCCTTCTGTTGCGAGGTACAGGACCGGGCCGCCGTTGATCTTGCTGCCCTGCCACTCCATGCCGGCTGCCACGTGGTAGGCCAGGTCCAGCACGATGAAGGATTTGCCGACGTTGGATGGACCGTACACCACCGACATCTGCCCAGCGCCGAGCCAGCCTTTGACCAGGTAGCTTTGTGTGAGGACGGGCTGTGCCTCGGCTGCCCAAAAGATCTGCGCCGGTGGCTTTGTGGGCTTTGGCGCTGCGTCGAACTCAGGTAGCTGCGTTTGCAGGGCTTGCTGCGGCGTGATCTCTGGCTGCGGTGTCCAGCCCTTTGCCCTGGCGCCGTCGATCGCTTGCTGCACTTCTCTGCGCGTATCGTCTGGGGTGTAGCCGTCCATGGTAAAGCGATCGGTGAGAGCGTGGATCTCTGCGTCGGTCAGGCCTTTGCTGACGTATGAGGCGACCAGGCGGATGACGTTATGGTGCCAATTGTCGCCTTGCAGGATGGACGCCTCTGCCATGGCTCGGTCCATGGCTTGCTGGCCCAGGTCGATCTGGATGGTGGCGGTGCTGGTTGTGGCTGTTGAGAGGCTGCGCTGTGTGGGCGGGAAGGCCCGCATGAGCCGATCGAACGGCACAGGATCTCGGTCGCTGCTGAACTCCGTGCGCATCGTGACTTGCTCTTGGATGTAGCCACGGCTCTTCTTGTCGTCGTTCGGGTAGCTGATCGTGCCGGCCACGCGCATGATGCGGGATGGGTTGATGACAACTGGATCTGTGCCGAGGCTGGCCGCTATGCTGGCCTGCACCTGGCGCCAGGCGTCGAGGTTGTAGCACGGCTCTTCCAGCTGCCAGTATGCGTGGCCTCGGACGTATGGCGTGGTGCCTGTCTTGACCGACATCGTAAACTTCGGGCCGGCGAAGGACAGCACGTTGGCCATCGATCCGTCTGTGTCTGCGTCGGCAAAGCAGTAGAAGGCGGCCAGGATGTCTTTGTCTGTGGCGGCTTTGTTCGGCGGGATGTTGATCCGCCCATCGATCGGGTTGATGCACATGTAGATGTTCTGGCTGTGCTGGTTCATGGCCGCCGCATGCTGCACGGCATCTTCGACCTGGTGCATGGGGAAGCGTGCCACGCTGACTTGCCGATTGGTGCCGATGCAGCGCAGCTCGACCACTGCAGGCTCGTTCAGCTCGGACCACCCCTGCGTAATGTATTGAATGAACTGCCTGATTTGCTCAGGATTTGATTGCATTTTCTGATCGTGCATCATATCATCTCCGCGAGGTTCTGAGCCTCATCCTCCTTGTTGGACTGCCTTAACTCCCCCGGCGAACATGACCGCCGGGGGTTTTTTTATGCGAAGATCAGAACTCAAAGTCACCGGCTGGTGCGGCTGCCGGAGCTGGCGGTGCCACTGGTGCAGGCGGTGCGACCGGAGCTGGTGCAGGTGCCAGGGCAATGCCAGCGGCTGCGCCGTCTTTGAGGCAATCGGGACGCGGCACCCACTTGATCACTTCCAGCACCGGGCTGATCGTGCTGCCACGCTTGAACTGCATGGCCTTGGTATCGGCCAGGCGCACAAGGGGCAGCTGCCCTGGTGCTGGCTGCTGCTGCAGCTGCGGCGCGAGATCCGTCAGTGCTTGCCACGCAGCTGTGCCGGCTTGCTCCCATGTGGCGATGTTGCCGCCGCCGGTGGCCACGGTGATGCTGAAGCCTTTCTTCCAATCTTCGTGAGGTGCGGGCAGCATCTGCGCAGGGCTTGGGTTCCACTTCCATTCAGGTGCCACGCCGGCAATGCCTTCGGACTTCTGCCAGCCGGTCTTCATCTTTTCGATGTCCAGGACCATGCCTTTGGATGCGTCGTAAGCGGTCTTGTTGCTGCCGTCGCGGATGTAGAACGACTTGGCGCCGATCGCGCCGTCTTGCGTGCCGCGTGCGGACCACTGCAGGAAGGGACCGTTGGCGCCGTTGCCGCCTGTGTCTAATGCAAACATTTGTAGTGCCTTTCGTTGTCTGGGGCGTAAAGCCCCGAGGAATGCCTGCTGCCGGCAGGCTCGGATCTCAGGGTCAGACCCCGTAGAATTCTTTGCGCATCGCTTCAGCGCCGGACCAGTAGAAGCTGGACGTGTTCATCGGCACGATCGCCTTGGCCTGATCCTTGTCGCAGTGGCGCAGGAAGGCTTCCATCCGGCTGATCTGCACCTTGGCCTGGGCCAACAGCTCGGACGGATCGCCGTCCTCTAGCAGGCTGGTCTTCTTGTCGCTGACGTACAGGAACTTCACGGCCAGGTTGCCCTTGGCCTTGGCGTAGATCGCGCGTTGAAGCTGATGCTCTGGCGACATCTGCGTTGGAATGCGCCCGGTGGTTTTCAGATCGATGACCAGGCCGTGATCTGGGAAGACCAGATCCAGGTAGCCGATGACCGGGATCGACCAGCCCTCGCCCACGGCTGTGATCTCCACCTTGTTCTGGTGGTTCTCTCCTTCTTCCACCTCTGGGAAGTCTGGCTTGCCGTATGCCTGCAGCTCGGCCACGGCCAGGGTTGCCATGGGCTTGATCCGCTCACGCTCACGGGTGGTTGCCTCGTCGCCGATCATGTAGCGCCCATCAAACTTGGCAACGGCCTTGTCGATGGCCTCTGTGGCTGGCGTGCCAAGCAGGATGGAGGCCACTGCGTCTTCGGTGCAGATTCCACGCCAGGCGGCGGCACCCATGGGCGTGCGCTTGCCGTGCAGGTACTGCATGACCCAGACATCCGGTGCGTTGGACCAGAGGTTAATCGACGACGCAGACAAATGGTCAATCCCGTGCTTGGCGAAGCCGTCAACAGTCATTGCGCTCTACCTTTTTTGCGTCGGCGATGGCCTTGTCTATAGCGGCTCTTGTTGCTGCGATTGTCACCTTGCCGAAGTTGTGAAAAGACAAAAGCTCCTCATCGCTCATCGCCATTACGTCTGCGATGGTGTGCTTTTTCGAATATTCAAAGACGTTTCTGGCCCGAGCAGGAAGCTCAAGGTCAAGTATTGAGCGGTGCATAAGCTCAGGCACGGTGAAGCCATGCAGTGCAGCGCTTCGCTCTTCTCGCTGTCTCTGCATGAATTCTAGACGACGCACCTCCTCCTGCGATCTGTTTATTTGTTTTCCAATGGCAGCTAAGGTCATGCCGCTTTGCCGCATTTCCCAGACAATCTTGCGCAGCTCGTCGGCTTGTTTACAGGTAAGCATCATGGGCCATCCTTTCTCTAGCTAAGTAACAAAAATCCAGAAACGTAACGTCAGCCCGCACGCCTTGCAGCATGAGGACGCAGCGCACGGGCTGGCGATCGTACTTGTAGATCAGCACGGGCTGCTTGTGCGCCTTCTCGGCTGCGATTTTGGCTTGGTTCCACCAGGCTTCAGAGCCGCCGATCGGGCCGTCCTTGTAGCGCTTCAGCTCCAAGAGGTAGGGCCAGGCCGGATCGTCGGTGACGAGATCCCCGTGTGCTGATTGCTGATACTGACGAAGATCACGCGCAAACTTAATGCCCAGCTCATCGCGCAGTGCGTTGGCTATGTCGCGCTCGAAGCCGGCGCCCTTGGCTCTGCTGTCAGCCATCTTGCATTGCCCGGTTGATGTAGTCGGTGAGCTTGACCAGCGTGCTTTCCCTGGCTTCCTGGCGGCCAGAGATGAGACGCCAGAGCGTTGTGTGCGCCACGCCTGATTGCTTGGCGACGGTCGGCAATGGCCGATCGGCCAGCATCAGCCGTATTTCTCGCATGGTATAGACCATTGCAGCCCTCGTTGCGGTTTCGCAAAAACCATGGGGAAAGTGGATGCGAAAGGCAAGAGCAAATAATTTCGATTTCGCAATTCAAGGGTGTTGACAGGTGGTTTGTGCGTCATTAACTCTATTGCGTATACGAACTAGCAAACAAGGATCCCTTTGAGCGCGTCGAAGATCTCGCTGACCGCGTCAAGTACATGGTCTTCTGTGCTGAGTTGAACGCTTACGAAACGATCCATGTGGACAAGGCTGCCAGCGAGGCTGACTTTGAGGCTCTCGCCCTGGCTTCGCTGGAGAGCAACCTGTGCTTCTGCGAAGACTATGAAGTCTGCAAATGGTTCGCCGACAACGACGTTGCATTCTGATCCAACCAACCATCAAACAAGGAAACTAGCATGTCAGAACCCACCATCACCATTACACTGGAGCATGCCGAGGCAGCTTTGGAGTGCATCGACCGAGACATTGATAACAGTTACTCAAACGGTGGCCCAAATTATAACGACGTTGGCGAGATGATGTTCTACCTGCGCCGCGCTGAACTGCGCCTGCGCTTGGCCTCTGCCATCAACGCAAACAAGGGGATCAAATAATGCGTATCAGAGACATCCTCGCCGACCTGATCGGCATCTTCTGCCTCTTCGGCCTGCTGTACGCCGGCTTCATGCTCATCCTCGGTATGGGGTGGTGACATGGCAGTGAGACTTGGTGCCGACGACACACATATCGTCCTGACCGCGCTGTGGGACTATCGCGAGACACTGACTATTGTTGCTGACACTGCCCCGAACCCCAGCATCACTTCGAGGATCTCCAGCGTTGATCGCCTGATAAAGCACTACAAGCAATCCTTTTTCGCCCTAGACAGGTTGGGTATAAAATGACCGAAGCAGACAAACTCCGCGACTACATCGCCCACAAGCAGGGTCAGATCGATCGGCTGCTGGCGACCTATGGCCAGGGCGTTCGCCCGAGCTGGGTCTCAGAAGAGCTTAGTATCTTGTACCACTATCAGGACGACGCGATCCAAACCTTGAAGCAACTGGAAGAGAACAATGCAGCAAATCATGATCACCAATAAGCTGCACACCGGGACGGCCTTTGCTGTGCTGGCCGACGACATGACGCAGAACGTGTTCATCCCGTCCAAGCTGGCCCTGGATGCCAACCTTCGCCCCGGCCAGAAGGTGCAGGCTATAGTCGTGCCTAACATGACCCGGCCAGACCGCACGCCTTGGCTGGCGGTGAGCATCTTGGACGCCGAGCCTGTGCAGCAAGATGATGCTCTGGCCCAGATGATCTTGCACGAGCTGCAATATGGCCGCGCCACCGTCGAGGACATCGCGGTGGACTTGAACATGAGTGACGAAAAGATTGCCGCCAAAATGGCCGAGATGGTGGCGTCTGGGCAGTTGATGCGGGAGGTGTGCTACAGCCTGCCGGAGGATGACGCATGAGCATTTCACGCAACATGACAGAGAAGCATCTGGCCGATGTGATGGCGGCACTGCCGGACAAGATGGATGGGGGGGAACTTTGCGCTCTGACGTTGACCGTTTATTCCACCTATCAGGACGACCCTGCCGAAGTAATTTCGTCGCTGATCGCAGCTGTCTACACCTATGGGAAGGCTAAAGGTTTTAGCATGGACACAATTTCGGATGGATTGCGAATGAGTGCCGACCTGCACGACACAAAACCAGAAACCCAGCACTGAGGAGAGAGCGATGTTTTGGAACAGAGAACCGAAGACCATGCCCGTGCGTGACGTGCAGTCGGAAGCGGTGGCGGCGATCATTCAAGGGTCGGCTGTGCTGCCCTCGAAGCGGCTGACCAACGCCATCTACACGGCGCTGTTGGACAGCCGCGACATGAGCGTGGCGGAGTTGGACGATCTGGCCAACAAGATCTCGCGGCTGGCTTGGAACAGGGGGCGCAAATGATCCGAGACTACATCCTTACAAATAAGCTCTCTCGGTTCGAGGCTTTTGGCATCAGTACTGCTGTTGGGGTTTTAACCCCCGGCGCGTTTACTGCGTGGAACCTTGGGGTGGCGGTGACCATACTGGTCGTTATGGCCCTCGTCGTAGCGGGAATGGAAACATGGGGGCGCAGATGACCGGGCTGCATCCAGACTACGGGCTGACCGACCAACTCCGCGTCGAGGCCCTGCGCTCTGCCGCGCGCTTCGGAGTAAAGAACGCTGCGGCTCTTTATGACGTTTCGCCAGCCAGCCTGTACAAGTGGCGCAAGGTGCCAGCACTGGTGGCGCAGATGATGGAGATGGATGATGACTGACGAAACATGCTGTGGCGCGTGCGGCTTTCCAGTGCATGCGACCAAAGAGATGGCCTGCGATTGGTGCCGCCAAGCCGCCGACCGCATCAAAGACCTTGAGGCCAAGCTGACCAAGGCGGTGGAGGGACTTCATGCAGTGGTTCAGCACGAAGCCAGCACCTTCTTTGGTTCAGATGGCGAGAAGAACAAGCGGGCAAGCTGGCGTGGCGTGATGCGTAAAGTCCGCGCCACCCTCGCAGAGATCAAAGGAGAGAGCCATGCCTAGATACATCATAGAATGCGACGATCCGTCAGACATTATCCTTGGCATGAAGGCCATCAGAACATTGATAGAGTTAACATACAACAATGGTGAAGAGTGGTTTGTGCCTTTCGACAACGGGAGTGTTTGGTATGTAAAGAAAACTAAGACAGGCTATTCAGCAAGAGCAGGCAGGACATGAGTGACATCCGCATCTTTAAGGGCGATGGCAAGCGGGCCGAGGACGTGACCGGGGAACTGGGCGACCGCATCAAAGCGCTGGTCTATGAATATAGCGGACGAATGCCCCTCGCCGCTGCCGTTGGTGTTCTGCATCTCGTGGCTTACGAAATCACAACGGACAGCAACTAATGACTCGATCCGCCAGCGATAGCCCAGCGGCCCGCGCCCTGCGTGACGCAGGCTACGTCAAGCTGCCGGGTTGGTGGGTTAAGCAATCAGACTTTGAGCTGATAGAGTATATGGCCAGGCAGAGATTGCCTGAAATCGAGACCATCAAAAGGAGAGCCGAGAATGAATGGCCGCAGGATTATTACTAGGGATATGATGGAGGCTGCCCTGGCCAAGCGCTGGAATGCCGGCCAGGCAAGCAAGCACTTTGGCTTTCACAGGAAGAGCATAGAGGCTGCCTGCGAACGGTTCGGGATCGTGCTGCCGCTGATGACATTCGGCAAGCCGCTCACTGCGCCGCAGCGTGTGTGGGTCGATGAGATCCAGCCATACCAGCCGCCCAAGAAGGTGAAGCTGTCGGCCAGCAAGGCATCGATCGAACGTGCATTGGCAAAGCAAGCTGACGCAAAGCGGTTGCAGGCATCCGGCTGACCCGATAACTTGAATTGCGAGGGGCGCAGCACAGGCTTTGTGTTGGTCAAGATCAGACTGCGCTACGGCTCATCTTCATCAGGCGCCCCTCGCGATCACTGCGTCTCCGTGATCAAGATCCCCTCGAACGAAGCCGACACAGCATTCACCTGCTGCTTGGAGCAAAAGCCCCTGGCTTCCACATCAGACTTCTCAGGCAGCGCAATCGGGAAGTCGAACCAGAAATCGATGAACTTGTTGTTCAGGTTCACCACTGCAGAGTTCTGGAAGGGCAGCCCGAACAGCCGATACACCAGGCGTGCCGTGACATAGGCCGCGCTGTCAGATCCATGCGAGATGGTGCCATGCGTGATGTAGAACGTGCGCCCAGCCGGCACTGTGTATCGTGCGCTCTCTGTCCTGTTGTGACCGTTGAAGATCCGCTCATACACCGTGGCCGGCACACCTGCCGTGACGGTGCCGACACCGATGTAGATGTTCTGCGCTGTCGGGTTGGCCAGCACATAGGCGTTCTGTATGCGCAGGTACGACAGCGTGGTGGTCACGGCTGTCTGGCCGGTGACCGTGATGATCTCATTGATCGGCATGTAGTTGGCATCCAGGCCGTTGATCATCACCTGGCATGTGGCAGTGGCATCGTCCGACGACACCAGCATCTGCGTGGCAGTGGACGGGTAGGTGTAGATCCCGCCATGATACCAGATGGTTTCCTCTGCCGTCTGCACATCCGGATTGTTGCCATACACGAAGACAGGCGTGCCGTTCGTGACATGCCCCATGGAGGCACGCAGGTTAAACGGCATTTCCTTGTGGAGCTGCCAGCTGTGGTGGGCCTCTAGATCTGTCATCCGATCAGCTTCCCAAGTGTCTTAGGTCCGGCCACACCGTCAGCCGTCAGACCGTTGGCCGACTGCCACTTCTTCAGCGCAGCCTCAGTGCCAGGGCCGAAGTCGCCGTCAGCCGTCAGGCCCAGGGCAGCCTGCATCTTCTTGACCAGCTCACCCTTGGCGCCACGACGCAAGACCTGCGTGACAGCGTCGGTGATCTGCGAGTTTACCTCGTTGGTGTTGGCTGCACGCAAGGGGATCTTGCCCGTCAGCACAGCCATAGCTTTGTCGTAGCGCTGCTTGCGATCGGCTAGGCCGATGTTCCCGCCGTTGATGATCTTCGTGATGCGCACCACATCGCCAGGTTCTGCGTCAGCAACTTCGTTCAGGTTCTTGGTGTTCCAAAACCAGAGGGCCGAGGCCAGTGCGCCTTCCTTAGTTTCCAACCACTCGGCGGCTTGCTCCGCTGTCATGTCGTAGTCTTTGGCAAAGCGGGTATAGTTGTCCCGCCCGGTGAGGGCTTTCAGGCCGCGTCCAATAAATTTGGCTCCGTCC